GACACAGTTGAAGTACATCTCAAGTTCAAGTGGAATCCTAAAGTACACGAACACCCACAAGATTGGAAGTGGGAGGACATACTTGATGCCGAAGGCGTAGAAGTTACATGGAAGAACTAATCACAGAAGACAAGTTCATGCTAGAGCAAATCTACCATGCGCACATTCTGTCCAGCCACGATTCCCCCGTCCTAGTGATGGGGGAGTCTGGCACGGGTAAGGAGACTATCGCTCAAATCTTACATGGAGAAAGGCAGTCAGCATCGAACGCTAAAATACAAAATAACTTCGTTCCTGTAAACGTAACTACACTCCAAGAAGACTTGTTTGAATCGCTTCTTTACGGACATCTCAAAGGCTCATTCACGGGAGCGACCAGAGACACAACTGGTTTCGTTCAGCGAGCGCACAAAGGCACGCTATTCCTAGATGAGATCGGAGAACTTCCCCTACATCTACAGCCCAAGCTGCTGCGCTTCATTCAGCACAAGAAGTATAGTCGCATAGGTGAAGCCGAGGAACACAACGCAACTTGTCGCTTCGTGTTCTCAACTAACAAGGACTTACGCAAAGAAGTCGAGGCAGGAAATTTCAGACTCGATCTCTACCACCGCATATCAACCTTCATCATCAAGACATCACCACTCCGAGATAGAACAGATGATATAACTCTCTACCTCAAGAAACAAGAAGTCGAAGATCCCGAAGGATTAATGCTGCAAATCCTAGATCAAACCAAACTCACCGGCAACTATAGAGAACTACAATCTATACTTGCACGTTACAAGACACTAGGTAAATTAATCATCTATTAATATCACCTACCCCCCAAAAAGTTGGCACGAAGGTTGCTTATATATTAACTGTCATATTTTTTGAAAATGACCTATAAAAAAGAACAGTTTATCGACGGGGATTTCAAGGGTTTCGGGTTTTATACTCCGGTCTTTGAGTCTATTGATGAAGTTGTTGAGGCTTACGGTGAGAAAACAACAATCGCCCTTATAAATCAACAAGCTCAGTTACGCATTCGTGCCAAGGTTAAGAATGGTTTACCAAAGAACCTACCGACATCAGACTTGGAGAGATTCAAGGATGAATTATATCGTGAGAAACCGGATGGAATTCTTTTCTCGCAGGATGAAGCTGCAAAGTGGACTCCTTCGCTTAAAGAACTTTCAGCCAAGAAACTCTTCTTGCTGGCGCAAGCAGAACTAGCAAAGGGTAATAAAGAAACTGCTGCTAAATACATGGATCAATGCAAATCGAAAACATTACAATAGAACACAAAATAAAACCGAAACGCTCTACTTACAGTCCCAATGCGGCCAAGCAAGTACAGCCAATACTCGATAGGCTAATCGAAACTGGACAAGATGTTTACGTCAACGCCCAGCAAACCGGATACACAACAAATACTTTATACGTTAAATTCAACGATGGATTCAAGTTCATCCTAGACAACTTTGACGAGGAAAAGTATGCGCTACTCCGAAACAAGGTAGCCATTCGCAAGACTGATGACGGCATAATCATTTACTTCAAAGGAACAATACAGAACGCACTCAAATCAAAAGCAATGGATTATGAATTCAACAATTCTATTGCGTGGAAGAACGAACTAGAAACTTGGTACAAGACTGCCAAGGACACAGAACTCTTTGAGCGTAGCGTCTCTGTCTCTGAAGCTGATCGTGAATTCGTATACAATCTAGTCAATGAAGATTCAGAAGTAGATATTACCGACACTTCTGTTCGCGTAATGAAATGATTTACTTCGATATCTTATGCGCACTCGGACTGCTCTACTTTATATTCGGTACAATCTGCGCAATTCTATCAGGACTTGAATGACAATAGAACAACTGCTGGAGATTTCAGTCGAGGAACTAGAGGCAATGCCTGACTCAAAGTTGCAAGAACACCTAGCACCTTACTTAAAAATCTCAAGACCGGACGAGTTAGAAGAACTGAAAGTACAAAAGAAAACCAGAGGAAAGATTAAACTTGATTAAACTAGAAAAAGCCGAAGACCGCTACATTCTTCGCATAGACGCATCTGCCTACAAAGAATCTGCCTGTTCCCTCAAGTTCTACTACACAACTGTAAGAGGTTTGCGTAGTAGTTACATGAATCACAAGATGGAATACGGCACGGCATACCACAAGGCACTAGAGACTTACTACGCAACTGGTGATAAAGCCAAATCGCTGAACGAGGCACTAGAACATTTCTCTAATCCTGACATTCACGTTCCTGAGAATGATTGGCGTACTCAAGGGCATCTCGCGAACTGTATCACGCAATACTTTGACCACTACTCAGATGTAGACGGACTCAAGGTAGAGAAACACGAAGGCGAAGCACTACTCGAAATGAAGTTTGCTTATCCATTCTACACGAACGGATTCATCGACATCATTCTTTGCGGAACAATCGACTTCATTGGTACATACTTTGGCCAGAATGTTATCTGCGATCACAAGTCAACGGCAGTCACAACAGTTGACCGTTACTTGGCTTCATACGAAATGTCTACGCAACTCATGTTGTATACCTTGGTGATGCGTAAGCTGTTCCCTGACAGGAATTATCAAGCACTTATCAACGGCATCTTCTTGTCTCGCTCTGGTCGCAACAAGTTTCAGCGAAGCGCAATCCTAGATTACTCAGACCAGAAGCTCGCGTACTTTGAGCAGCATCTTACTGAGACTCTCGTCAACTTCGTTGAGCTACTCACCAAGAACATCAAGGAAGATAAACAATACTTCCTGCCAAACTTTAACTGCTGCGAAACCAAATTCGGAATGTGCAAGTTCGCTAAAATCTGCAACGCAGGAGACTTTGGCGAAGCAGTAATCGAGAACGATTTCTACACTAAAAAATATAACCCACTAAACTTCAATGAATAGTTTCGAGAGAGAAACCAAAATGACCATGAACGCAATGGACGGTGAACAACCAAAAACCAACATCGACATCTCACTAATTACAATTGCTGGCAATCAAGCATTTCTAAACGCACTCGATTGTGTTAAGTTGCTTGACGCGAAACAACTGGACTACGGGCCATTGAACATTTCATCTGAGGGACTACTCGGATTGAAGACTCGGCTCGTCGATAAAATTTTCAGACTCAAGAACCTACTTGAGAGCAATCGCGAACCGCACAACGAATCACTTGCTGATACTTTTCAAGACATAGTGAACTATGGATTGATCGGTCAAATGCTTCTCGACAACACTTGGCCAACAACAGAACAAACCAAACCTCGCAACATCGAGATTACAATTATATGAACAAACCTATCATCGGAATAGTTGGCGGTAGTGGCACGGGCAAATCAACATCCCTGCGCCGACTACCACCAAACAAGACAACCATCATCGACCTAGAACGCAAAGGCTTCCCATTCAAAGAAGCAAAGAAGTTCGACATCATATCGGTAGACAAGATACCTGACGTTAATCCTGCCATCGAAAAGGCAATTAAGAACTCAGATATTGTTGTCTTTGAGTCCTTCACTAAATACTGCGAACAACTATCCAGTTATGCTGGTAAGATGTACAAGGGTTACGATGTCTGGTCGTACTACAACAAACAGATTCGTGACCTACTCGACAAAGTGAAAAATGAAAAAGCCATCTTCGTATTCACAGCAATTGATGAGATAGTTCGTGTTACTCAGCCAACTGGTGGTGAGTACAATACTCGTCGCATCAAGGTGCAAGGCAAGCAGCACGAAGGTTGCATCGAGAAGGAACTGCTGATGGTTCTATTCACAGAAGTTCGTAAGGGAGAGAACTCAATCGACTATTGTTTCCAGACAAACTCTGATGGAGTGACATCTGCGAAGACTCCTCTTGGTATGTTTGATGATCTCTACATACCCAACGATCTCAACGAAGTCATCAAGTCCTGCAACGCATACTATGCCTGACCTACAAGAAAAGTTCGACAAGTTTCATGCGGACAACCCTTATGTGTGGGAGTTGTTCAAGCGGTTTACGTTTGAGGCAATCAATAAAGGATATGATAACTTTAGTGTTGCGTTGGTTGCTGAACGTATCAGATGGGAGACTCTCATCGAAACAAGTGATACTGATTTCAAACTAAACAATAACTACAAAGCGTTCTATGCCCGTAAGTTTCACAAAGTATTTCCAAAGTACGATGGAATCTTTCGGACAAGAACAAGCGTGGCCGACAAAAAGATTCTTTTTGCGGGATGAATTTCAGACGGGTACATACTGCTATTAAGATGCAGACAGGATTATCGGTTACTGGTTTTCCTCAGTTGACCAGTTTGTCCCTGCATTGATCGCCCGTCGATACTTTCTCACACGAAGTGAGGATAACTGGTAAAAATGCCTACTATTAACCTAAATGATGTAAAGGAGAACGCTCGTCCGTTTCTGCCTTCAAACAACTACACTATTCGTGTA